ATTGCTGTCGGCCGTTAGTGTAATTCCCGGTTGTTATTTCCTGTTGTCGAGAGCTCTGCGTTCAGCTAAAGTATATTTCGATCAAGGTTCCTTTGCACGTGTCTTTTATCTTTTCTTACTATTTCGTTATTCATTTGACTTACGTATGGTAGATAAAACCACTGGATTTTTAGTTCTCTCTGAATATTTTTTAAGAGGTGACAACACCACACGAGTTGGATGGTCGAAAGAGCCAAAGCGTGTTAAGTGTAAGCGTCACACCACATCAGATCCGTCATGTTCTGTTTGTGTTAATTCTTCTCGTTATTCTAAGCGTGAGGTGTATCGTTTTCCAGTACGCCCACGTGATTATGCAGATGACTGTTATGAAGTTGTCGATGGTGTTTTTCGACTTAAGGCTGAAGTTGCATCTGAGCTTATTGTTGAAACTGCTATCACCATGGTGCATTACTTGATTAATCCCAAAGTTGCCTCTAATTTGGGTAGGACTACTTCTCTCATTGCTAGTTCTAGTGCTATGGTAGTTCCAGTTACCATCCGTGGCTTGAGTCCTAAGACTTACAAATACCCTTTTGCCGCTGCTCCTGGTAACAATTGTGATGTTATGGAAGTTCTTGGCATTTATAATTCCACCTTGTCTCGTGAGGACTGCAATGTTACAGTTGAAGATAATGATGTTTATGTTCATTGTATTGGCTGTGGCGTTAGGTACGACTTGGCATCATATGTTGCATTTATGAACGCATCACAGACCAATGTTCCCATAAAATGTGTTACGACAGGGTGTGGACATCCTATCAGGATTGATTCAAGCACTGGTGAATTTGGTTTTCATGAGACTTGGCTCGCTGGCCATAGTGTTGGTGGTGTTGCAAAGTTGCTTGGCTACTTTTGTCAAGATACTGTCAATGTTTCTCATGATCCTCACTATTTTGATATGTTGTCTAAGGCTATCAAAATTATGCATAAAATGTGTGTCCCTTATGCATATCGTGAGTTGCCTGTTGTCAATTTCAAAGATCATGTTCTTGTTGACGCAAAAATGACCGCTCCTGGAGTCATTCCGAATCTCCCACCTGGTAGTAAAAAGTTTCATGTTGCTACTGCTACTCATGATTTCATTACTGAGCTTGCCCATGAAATGAGTCGTTATTCGTCATTGGAAGACAAAAAGATACTTGCCACTGCCAACATTCATAACATATCTCAGACTTCTATTAAGCAAGAAGTCAAGGCCGCAAAGATTTCTCCTGATGGTGTGTGGCTTCCTACCACTGGCGAACGCATGTTTTTTGTTGTCAGTATAATTGCCACTACTTTGATTAGGATGATATGGGGTGTTTTTGCTGCCTGTGGTGGATATGGTACAGCCACTTCTAATGTGCCCTCTGGCATTGGTATGTCCTTCTTTGGCCTTTCAGCCACTGTCTTTGCTTCTGAGATGTTCCGTATGCCGCGTGAGAGACTCGAATTGGATGTTCCTGTTGTTAATGGATCTTGGGATGATGTCTCTGCTGTTAATGGCATCAACTCCGAGATACTGGAAAAGTTCATCATTGTTGAGTATGATGTGATGAAGTGGGATATACACATGCTTGGTAGCTTTCTGGCATCTGTGTGTCGTTCATTTTTGCCCTTTTACAATTTGCGTGATGATGACGACTCTCGCAACTTTCTCGCTATCTTCCTCCGCTTGGTTGAATGCCATAAATTTAAGGTTTTCAACTGTCCTTCGGGTAGTGCTTGGTATGCCGTTGCCGCTTGTATGATGAGTGGGTCTTGGGACACTGCCTTTTTAAACACTATGTGTAATTATGTTGCT